AAATCAAGGAGTACTGTTGCATTACAGAACTCTATTATTCCATTTGAAATTGGTAACTTCTTCTTAGGTAACAATGTTAAGGGTTCACCTATTATTAATGGTAATAATATTACTGAGAACTATCAGGTTATTGAGTTTAGGGATATAGCTCCTGCATATAACCTAACTGCATCTGGTAATATCATTGGATATGGTCGTGTTGCAGCATTTGAGTATCATAATGGTACAACAGTTAATGCTCAAGCTACTATATTTAAGGCGTATGTGTTTGATTTACAACCACTAACTTTGATGAAGTTTAGTAGCAATGTAACTCTTGCACAAGGACACGTTATTAGAGGACGTAGTTCAAGAGCAAAAGCATTTGTAGAAGCAGATTATAACGGTGTAGATCTTATTAAGGTGTATCAAGTTTATGGTACTTTCCGTGATGGTGAAGTTATCGAGAGAGATGGTGTAGAAATTGGTACTCTTACTGATTACTATAAGTATGAGATTACTGATGCTAAAGGTATAACTGGTAAAGATCCTGATACTAATGCCATCATTTTTGCGATGGACTTATTGCTGGATCAGGAGACAGTTATTTCTGGTACTAACTTTAATGTTAATGGTAATCCTGGTGGTACTCTAACAGGTACACAATCTAATTTCACGTTAGATATAAGACCAGGTGATGTTCTTACTGTTAATGGTGTTGATGAACTTCAAATTACACCTATTAGTATAGTATCAACAAACATTGACAACCAAATAACAAGTGCTACTAGTGCTAACTATGGTGGTAATGCTGGTCCTATTTCTAATGCTGACTATGGATTTATAGTTAGACGTAGACCTCAACTTTATAATTCAGAACTTGCTGACCTTATGATTGAGATGCCTAAAGCATCTATCAAATCAATCGCTGATGAATCAGCAATCGTTGCACGTACATTTGATGATATAACTGTTACTGGTGCTAATGACTTTACGATCTCATTACCAGCAGACGAACAGTTCCTTGCATATGATAAGGATCATTATCAATTAGTGTCACTTGCTCCTACAGCAGGTACAGTTATTGATATGGAAGCATCACATTCATTCAACACTACTGGTACTCCTAGAACTTCTCTAACTGTAACAGGTTTGACTGGTGTAACAACTGCTAGATTAATTACTTCAGTATCTAAAAACCAAGCAGAGAAGAAACTGAAGAATGCTACTGAAATGGAAGTGATGAAGGTTGAGCGTACTGCCAACTCTTCTGACAATATTAAGTATGGTTTAACTTATGGTTCATTATATGGTACACGTATTGAAGACGAAGAGATCTCTCTAGGTTCTACTGATGTATATCACATTCACGCAGTATATGAATCTAACGATGATCAAGCTGCTGTTATTCCTCATTTAACTATGCAAGATGCTACCATCTTCAATAATGGTACTATCATTGAGGGACAAACATCTAAGGCAAAGGCACGTGTTGTAGAATTTAACTCTGTCTCATATGTCTGTCATTTTGTTTATGAGAACGATAATAGGTTCACACTTGGTGAAACTATCAGTGGTTTTGATGCTAACAATAATGTAATAACAGGTCTTGTTAATGATGCTGATAACTCTATAAACAATGGTTCACGTAACATTACTGACAATTTCTATCTTGATCCTAATCAGTTAGGTCACTACTATGACATTGGTAAACTAATAAGATATAGTTCTGCTAATGCACCTCTTCGTAAAGTAAAGATTGTATTCAACAGGTTCACCCACGAAGCAACGGGTGACTACTTTGCTGCACAGTCTTATGTTGGTATAGATTATTCTGCCATTCCAAGTATTAAATTTAATGGTGAAACTAGAGAACTTAGAGATGTTCTTGACTTCAGACCTGCTGTAACTCCAGTTCTATCTGGTTCAGGTACTGTTGGATCACCATACTATGTTAACTGTGCTAGTTTAGACTTTAAAGATAGAGGATTCTCATCTGGTGGTGTTGCAAATAACGCTACTATTATTGACATTCCTAAGCCAGAGTCTGACTTCCGTTGTGATTATGACTATTATGTCGGTAGAATTGATAAAGTATTCTTAAGTGATCAACAACAATTTAAGGTAATAAAAGGTATTCCTGGTGAGGGTGATGATATTCCTGCAAATATTGATAATGCAATGTTACTTGCAACTCTGTATCACGAACCTTATGGTTATGGTCCAGAAGGAGTACACATTGTAAGAGAGAATAACAGACGATTCACTATGCGTGATATCGGTTTGATGGAAAGAAGGATTGATAATTTAGAATATTATACTGCATTGAACTTACTTGAAATGGAAACTGCATCTCTATCTGTTAAAGATAGTGATGGATTTGATAAGTTTAAGAATGGTTTCCTTGTAGATGACTTTACTTCGTTTGATTCAGCAGCAACAACTCACGAAGACTTTGCTTGTGCTGTATCTTTCTCAGAAGGTAAGTTACGTGCTTCTCATTATACTACTAACGTAGCACTACAATATACTGAGAGTGGATCTAGTGGAGTTAAATATCACGAGGTAGGTACTCTAACTCTTCCATATGAGGAGATTACATTTATTGTTCAACCATATTGTTCACGTGTTGAGAATGTAAACCCATTCAACGTGTTTGCTTATATTGGTAGATTGGATCTATATCCATCATCTGATGACTGGGTAGATACACGTCGTGCACCTGATAAAGTTGTAAACCTAGAAGGTGACTTTACTGCACAGGTTCAACGTTTTGGAGGAGATACAAACACAGGTTTAGTTCCAACTCAATGGAACTCTTGGAGAACTAACTGGACTTCTAGTTCTAGTAGAACTGATAGTCAGACTATGAGAAGAGGTCACTGGCCATATATTAGAAGAATTACTACAACTACTACTAACAATACTAGGTCACAGACACGTTCTGGTATTAGAACTGTAATTACTCCACGTATTGACCGTCAGTCATTGGGAGATAAGACGATTGAAAGAACAGTAGTTCCATTCATTCGTTCTAGAAACATTGCATTTAAGATCCAACGTCTTAAGCCTAATACAAGATTCTATGCTTTCATCGATAACGTAGATGTAAACTTCTACACTACACCAAGATTGATTGAGGTTATTAAGGATCCAGTTGATGATAATCGTACTAACAATACACCATTTGTTACTGGTGAGCAGGTTATTGGTCAGACATCTGGTTGTAGATTAAAACTTGTAAGTCCTGAAACAGGATTTGATGATGGACTATCACCTTATGATCAGAGTGAACTACCAACATCTTATGCATCTACCACACCATTACTCAACATTGATACTCAAACAATGTCTGAGACAGTTGCTGGTGAATATTATGGTAACCCATTAGAGACTGAAATCCTTGTAGGACAAACCTCTGGTGCTCGTGCAGTTGTTAAGACTAAGCGTTTGATTGCAAATACTAACGGTGATATGGAAGGTATTATGTGGATACCGAATCCTGCTGTATCTACCAACCCAAGGTTTGCTACAGGTACACGTGTTGTACGTTTAACAACATCTGAAAATGACTCTAGGATTCCTGGTCAGGTTGATTCTTCTGCATCAAATACTTACGTTGCATCTGGTGTTATTGAAACTAAGCAACAAACAATCCTTGCTGTTAGAAATGCTGATGTTGTAAGAGACACAGTTGTATCTGACAGGATTGTTAATGACAACTCTACATCAACCAGAGACACAGGTTGGTATGACCCTCTTGCTCAGTCATTCTTGGTTGAGTCTAAAGGTGGTGCATTCTTAACAAGTGCTGATCTATTCTTTAACACAAAAGATAACAGAATTCCTGTATCGATACAGGTTAGGGAGATGGCAAATGGATATCCAACTACTAAGGTTCTTGCTTTCTCTGACGTTACTCTTCTACCTTCACAGATTAATCTATCTGAGAATGGTACAGTTCTTACTAAGTTCTCATTCCCATCACCAATTTATGTTAGAGAAAACAGAGAATATTGTTTAGTTGTTCTTTCTGACTCTAATGAATATAAACTCTGGATCTCCAGAATGGGTGAAGATGATGTTACTAACGATAGAACGATCTCTGAACAGCCATATGCAGGTGTTCTATTCAAATCACAGAACGCATCTACTTGGACTGCTGACCAGTATGAGGATCTTAAGTTCAATCTTTATAAAGCAGAGTTTGCTCAGAATACATCTGGTACTGCTGTCTTTAATAATACAGAATTAGCAATAGGTAACGGTGGTATTGCTGAACTACGTAGCAACCCAATTAAGACTTTAAAACCTGAAATTAAAATCATTCTTTCCGATCACCAAGCAAACTTTACTATCGGTGCTGAACTTCAACAGACTGATACTTCACCTGTTCCTTCTGCTATTATCAGACAGGTTGTACAAGGTGTACAGGGTTCATCTAACGCATACATCATTGTTGATGACGTAAATGGAACCTTCAGAGAAGGTGTACAGTCTGGTGCTAACTGGATTTACAGATTAGTATCTTCAAGATCACTTGCTGATCTAACACTAACTGGTGTTACAGGTACATTCAATCCTGATGACACATTAACAAACGGTACTGGTGCAACTGCTATGGTTACCGCTTGGAACTCAGGTACTGGTGTTGTTGGTGTTAAGTCTGTAACAGGAACATTTGCTGTTGGTGATGCTATTACTCAGGATACTGATGGATCTACAACTGGTTCTGGTACTATCGCATCTGGTGGTGTAACTCTAAGTGGAGATGATATTAACGATTATCCTGCTGCTCCTATCTCATACTTCAACCAAGCAACTGAGATTACAGTTGCACACGCAAACCATTGTATGCACGATACAGGTAACAACGTTAAGATTGATGGTGTAACTTCAGAAGTTGCTCCTACAATTATTGACTCTGCATATCATACAAATGGTATCACTGCATCTGATGGTGTATCAGGTACATTCTCATTACACGTTAACGATGCTTCAGCATTCCATACAACTATTAATGGTGCTATTGTAGGAACAAGTAATCCAGGTTATTTAATTATTCGTGACCCTGAAGTTGGTCAAAGACATTATGAAATCATTGAATATAGTGCAGTATCTGCTGATGGTAAGATCATTACACTACCTTCTGGATCTCGTGGTAAAGCAGGTACATCTGCTTTAGTACATAGTTCACTCAGTTATATTGAGTGCTATAACCTTGATGGTATTCCTCTTGTAGAAATTAACAAGTTACATACTGCAATTGGTTCACCAACCTTAGATTCTTATAAGGTTGCAGTTACATCTGTATCTACTAATGGTATTACCAGTGGTGGAAGTAATGTTACTGCAACTCAGAACGTTCAATTCGAACAGTTCTATCCTCAGTTACAGATGAATATCTTCCCAGAAACAGATATCATTCCTCGTTTGAATGCTGTTTCTGCTACATCCATTAAGGATGGTAATAATATTGATGAAGCATCATTCATTAATGATGGTGTTTATCTTGACTGTATCGCTAATGAAGATAACTATCTAACCTTCCCTAAACTTGTTTGTTCTAAGGTTAATGAAGATGCTAAGTTAAGTGGTTCTAAATCACTTACTATGAGACTCTTGTTATCAACAGCGAATAAGAACATCAGTCCTATTGTTGATACTGATCGTTGTTCAATCATTACAACATCTAATAGAATTAACCAGATTTCTGCTGCCAATTCTGGTGCAGAGAAGAATACAGGTGATCTAAATGATGCTGTTTATATTACTAAGGTCGTCAATCTTCTACAACCTGCTAATACATTGAAGGTTATGTTTGAAGGTTGGAGACATCCTGATACAGAGATTCACGTTATGTACCGTATTCAACCAATAGGTACCTCTCTCGCATTTGATGAGATAGGTTATACATATTTTAACGGTAATGGATTGGAAGATAAGTCAGTTCAAAAGACTGAAGCATTCTTACTAAGAGATCTAGAATACACTTATAGCGGTGCTGAGTTTAACGTAGCACAGGTTAAAGTTATTATGACCTCTAGGAATCAATCTTATGTTCCTGAAATTAAGAACCTTCGAGTAATGGCATTAAGTGACCTCTAATAGATACCTACACGTAAAGAATAGACCTGATTTAGTTCGGGATACACGCTCTGGTGCGGTACTAAATACAAAGGAGACACCCCCTGGCACTGCTGCTAAAGCACGTAGGAAAAGGGATGCATCATTAGACACTATGAAAAGTGAACTTGATGTGCTAAAATCTGAGATATCAGAGATTAAATCCTTACTTATTAACTTGGAGAACAAATTATGACTGCCGATGTACCTGAAACTGTCGATCAGGAGAAACTCTTGCAAGACTTTAAGGATCGCTTGAGCAAAATGGTCGAAGAGAACCAACAAATGGCTCAACAGATCAGAAAGAATGAACAACAAGCATTAAAACTGCAAGGAGCAATTGAAACTCTAGAGTATATACTCAAACCAAACGAAACAGTGGACGAGGTTTCAACTGAATAATATTCAAAGAGACCGCAAGGTCTCTTTTTATTTGGGTTATAAATATCTTGAGAGGCTTATTGTCCGTGCAGATTAGAGACCTAACCAATGGCAAATAGATTACAATTACGACGTGATGGAGCTCAGCAGTGGGCTAACATCAACCCAATTCTTGCCCAGGGTGAACTTGGTATTGAGATCGATACTTCACGTATCAAAATTGGTGATGGAGTTACCCCTTGGAATAGTTTAAGATATGAACGACCGCTAGAGACAGAATCAAACGCTGCTAATACACTTGTTAAAAGAGACGCTGATGGTAACTTCCAAGCAGGTGCTGTCACTGCGACTCTTATCGGTAATGCCTCTACCTCTACACGTCTTGCTAATGCACGTCAGATTCAACTCTCTGGACAAGTAACTGGATCAGGATCTTTTGATGGATCTCAGAACTTAGATCTTACTACTGATCTATCTCTAATCACAACTCTTCCACATTATGATCCCAATAATCCAAATGCTGATGCACTCTATACTAGAGTCAGAGTTAACTCTCAAGGTAGGGTTATTGGTGCTGAGCTTGCATCTACTCTGGCAAACTATGGTATTACTGATGCCCAGCCCCTTGACGATGAATTATCCGCAATTGCTGGCTTAACAACTCTAGGTCTTCTTACACGTACCTCTGTTGGTAATGTACAGACTAGACAGTTAACTGGTGGTGCAGGAAGAATTATATTTACAGTACCTGATGGTAGTACACAGAACCCATTCATTGACCTTGCTGATACTCAGGTTGTTGTTGGTTCATATAACGTACCTTCATTAACTTCTATTGCTGGTGCTGGTAGTAATGGTGAACCATACAGTACAGAGACTGTTAATGCTACTAGAATTGATGTTGATAGATACGGTCGTATAACAACATTAGAAAACCTTCCTATTGCTACTGCAACAGAAGGATCTAAGTATGCTAGTTATGATGCTGCTACAGTATATCCTAGATATTCTATCTTAGAAGCAAACTCTAAGGTATATCAATCAATCCAAGAAGTTGCTGCTGGTGGTGGAGAACCATCACATACATCTGGTACTGTAGGTGGATGGAGATTCTGCAATAATACTTCTGTAGAGCAGAAAGGTCTTGCATCATTCGCACAAGAAGATTTTGACGTTGACGCAAATGGTCACGTAACCATTGCTGCAATGGGTGTTGATAACACTCAATTACAGAATAATCAAATTAAGTTTACTGATCGTACTTCAGTACAAACTTTTGAATTAGACAACGAACATACTGCTGCTACTGCACACAATGGTCTTGACTATCTAAATTATATTCATATCAATGACAGCTCTGGCAATCTTCTCTTTAGTGCTAATAACACCGATAATACTAATGCTGGTGGAGTTGACATTAATGTTGACACTAATATTAGTGGTGCGTCTATCAAGTTAGATAGACCTGGTAGTAGTCCATTACAAACTATTGAAAGGACTGCTGGTTCACTTAAGATCCATCACAATGTAAACTCTGCTACTGATAGGACTCTGGATATTGTTTCAGAGAACGCAGGTGCAGGTACTGCTTCTATTAACATCACAGCAGACGAAGATATTACAATCTCTGCTACTAATGTAGCTAATAGAGTTAATATCGAAGGATTCCAATTCCAAGATGATACTTTAAGTAGCACTGCTGCTACTATGATCTTGGATCCAGGTGATGATGACACTGCATCTGGTACACTTCAAGTTCGTGGTAACTTGCAAGTAGATGGTACTACAACTACCGTCAATTCAACAATTGTAACAATCGACGATCCTATATTTGTACTTGGTGGGGACACAGCTCCAGGTTCAGATGATAGTAAGGATCGTGGTATAGAATTTTCCTATTATGACACACAAGCACGAGTCGGGTTCTTCGGATGGGACGAGGATTACGCAAACGCTAACCTATGGTCTGGCACTGGTGGGTTTAGGTTCCTCTTCAACGCCACTAACACCAATGAAGTTTTCACTGGTACTGACGCTGCTCTCATTGCTGGCAACCTCAGCCTCACAACCAACACAGGATCAACGTCCACGACTACTGGGACTCTGGTAGTAACTGGTGGTGTTGGTGTTTCTGAAAATGTATTTGTAGGTGGTACTACAACTATTTCAGGACAAACAGAAGTTAATAATAATGTAATTATAAAAGCAGACAATAAAGAGTTTGCAATACAAAATAATGCAGGTGTCGATAAGTTTACAGTAGATACTGATAACGGTAATACAGTTATTGAAGGTACTGCTGATATTCAATTAGAGACTACTGTTACTGATAATTTATTTGTACAAGCCGATGCTAAAGAATTTGCAGTTAAGAACGCTAGTGGGAGCACTCAGTTTGTTGTCGATTCCGACAATGGCAATACAGTTACTGAGGGGACGCTTAACGTTAAGCAAGGCGTTGATTTTGACACGACACTCAATGTTGATGGTAAAACAGACCTTAACGCAAACGTTGAAATAGATGGTGTCACAACATCACATAATGATATTATCATTGATACAACTGGTAAGACACTTAAGTTAAATAATGGATCTGCTGACAGGTTCGTTGTTTCAAGTACATCTGGTAACACAGATATTGAAGGTACTTTAAATGTAGCAAGTCTTATTCACTTTGAATCATCAGACACACCTACAATTACCACTGATGGTAGTAACAACTATGTAATTGGTTCTACTGACTACGGTGCTTTACGAGTAGATGGTGGTGGTTATGTTGCAGGTGATGTTTTATTTGCTAGTGACTTATATGTTAACGGTACTATTAATGAGAGAGACTTAGGTGCTACTGAAACATTCAACACACAGAACTACTTAAGAGTAAGATATAAATTCAGAACTGGTGTTACATCAGCTAAGACACCATCATTCGCACAGGATAATGATTCTAACTTCAGATCATTTGGTGGTGCAGGTATTGCTACTGATCTTCATATTGGTGACAACCTATACGTTGGTAAGAAAGCTACCACAGATAACATTGAGTTCCGTGTTAACAACGTAGGTAACACTGAGATTGGACGTAATGGTGCTGGTACTAATGCTGCTGGTACATTAACCGTTCACGGTGATGCAACATTTAATCGTGAAGTTAATATCACTGGATCTCAAACCACTATTGGTGACGCTACAGGCGATGCTTTAACCGTTGAAGCAACATCTCAATTTAATTCCCCTGTAACTCTTGCTGCTGGACAAGATTTGAATGTAGGTGGATCCGCTACTGTAGAAGGAGACCTCACAGTTAACGGTACTACAACAACATTTAATACAACTGTTACTCAGTTAGATGACCCTGTGATGACACTGGGTGGAGATACTGCTCCAGTATCAGATGACAATAAAGACCGTGGTATAGAATTCAGATACTATAGTGGTTCTGCTAAGATTGGATTCTTTGGATGGGATGATTCAGCATCTAGATTCGCTGTTTATGACAATGCTACTAATAGTTCTGAAGTATTCTCTGGTACTCGCTCAGGTATTGATGCAGGTAGCGTTAAGCTTTTTGATACAACTAATGCAACTACTGCTTCAAGTGGTGCTCTCATCGTTGGGGGTGGTGCTGGTATTGGTCTTGATCTTTATGTAGGTGATGATCTCGTAGTAACCGATGATGGATCATTTGGTGGTGACGTAGATATCACAGGTACTTTAGATGTAACAAATGATTTTGCAGTTAATAATAATAAGTTTAACGTTACTGCTGCCACAGGTAACACTGCAGTAGCAGGTACTTTAGGTGTCTCTGGTATTTCAACACTATCTTCTTCAGTCAATATAACTGGATCTGGATCTAATTTAACAGTTAGTGGTACTGGTACCATCCTTGGAGATTTTGATATTAACGCTACTAAGTTTACAGTTGCTGCTGCCACAGGTAACACAGTAATTGATGGAACCTTAGACGTAGATGAAGCAACAAATGTCACATCAACACTTGGTGTTACTGGAAATATTACTAACACAAGCACAACACAGGCAGGAGTTACAGGCACCTTTGCTAATGATGGTGCATTAAGACTATCTGGTGGTGCTTCTATTACTAAGAACGCTGCTGTTGGTGGAATACTTAGAGTTTATGGTAACTCACAATTAGATGGAACTCTTGATGTAGAAGGTGTAACTAACTTCGTTGAAGTTGTTCGTGCAAATAGTACTGAAGATTCTGTCAGTGCTTCAGACAATACTGCATCTCTATACACTGCTGGTGGTTTAGCAGTAACTAAGAAAATTTGGATTGGAGATGATCTTGATGTAGGTGCTGGAACATTTACAGTTGATGGTCCTACAGGTAACACTGCAGTCTCAGGAACACTTAATGTAACTCAAGCATCTAACTTTGCTGGTATAACAGCATCTGGTGTTGCTGCACTTCAATCAACCTTGAACCTAACTGGTTCATTGAACATTAATAGTACTAAGTTCAACGTTGCTGCTGCAACTGGTAACGTTACCACTGCTGGTACTCTAGGAGTAACTAACGCAGTTGACTTCGATTCAACTCTAAACGTTGATGGTAATGCAGACTTCAATGCTGGTATTGATGTAACAGCAGGTAATGCAACCTTTGCTGGTCTTGTACAAGCAGATAACGTAACTGATTCTACTGGGTACACTGATGCTTCTGCATCTATATCCACAGATGGTGGTCTATCAGTTGCTAAGAAAGCATACGTTGGTGGTGACTTATCTGTTGGTGGTGCTGCTGGAATTAAAGCATCTATCACTGCTGCATCTGGTAACACAGATATCAAAGGAACACTTAATGTTGATGACGCTGTAACCTTCGGTGGAACTCTTGGAGTCACAGGTCAAATCACAGGTGATGTAACTGGTGATCTAACAGGTAATGCTGATACTGCAACTCAGGTAGCAGTTACTAACACTAACAATAACACTCTGTTCTACCCTGCATTTATGGGTGCGAACACTGGTAATACTGGTGTATTTACTGACTCTGCTAACCTTACCTACAACCCATTCTCTAACACTCTATCTGTAACTAACTTCCTATCTACCACGAACTTTGAAGTTCAAGGTAATATGAACATTACTGGAACCATCACTTATGGTCAGTCACAGGTTGGTAGTATTGCTAACCACGATACTGATGATCTAACAGAAGGTTCTACTAATCTTTACTACACTGATGAGCGTGTAGATGACAGAGTTAATAATCTATTCGTTGCTGGTGCAGGACTTACAAAGACTTATGATGACGCTGCTAATTCATATACCCTTGCTCTTGACTTCAGTGAGTATGACACAGATGATGTAACTGAAGGATCATCAAATCTGTTCACCACTGCAGCTCGAACGAGAACTCACTTTACCTACGGAACGGGTATAGAGTTATCGGGTGGTGGACAACTATCTGTCACACAGGCAGATATAGACACAGATAATGTAACCGAAGGTTCAACTAATCTGTTTACCACTGCTGCTAGAACACGTACTCATTTTACATATGGAACAGGTATTACACATTCTAGTGGTACTCTTTCTGTTACTCAATCAGACATTGACACAGATAATATCACAGAAGGATCAACAAACCTCTTCACCACTGCTGCAAGAACTCGTGGACACATTTCAGTCGATGGATCACTAGGTTATAATTCTTCCACTGGTGTTATTTCATACACTACACCAACTACTATTGCATCTCTATCTAATCACGATACGGATGATGTAGCAGAAGGATCAAATCTATATTATACAGATGCTAGAGCAGACGCACGTATCGCTGCTGCTGACACTGGAGATCTTACAGAAGGATCTAATCTGTATTACACAGATGCTAGAGCACGTGCTGCTATCTCTGAGAACAGCACACAACTAGCATACAACTCCACCACTGGTGTATTGACATATACTCAGGGTGATACTGATACAGTTGGAGAAGGATCAACCAATTTATACTTCACTAACGCTCGTGCTGATGCTCGTGTGGTAGCAGGTATAACTGGAAAACTTGATGCTTCTGCTGTTAGTGCTTTCGGTCTAACACTTGTTGATGATGCAGATGCTGCTACTGCCAGAACCACTCTTGGACTTGGCACTGCTGCTGTTGCTGCAACTGGTGACTTCGCTACTGCTGCACAGGGTACAACTGCTGACAACGCACTCGCTGCGTCTGCTGTAAGCACCTTCGGTGCCACTCTGATTGATGACACATCAGCATCTGCTGCAAGAACAACTCTTGGACTTGGATCTGCTGCTACCACTGCAAGCACTGCATATGCAACTGCTGCACAAGGTACTCAGGCAGGTACTAACGATACTGACATTGATTCAATTTACACTGAATTGAATGCTATTGGTAATGACGCTTCTATAACAACCGTCGCACAACTTAAGGCTGCACTAGCCGCTCTCGCAAGATAAAATGGCACAACCTAATTCAAAAGCAACACTTAAAGAGTACGCTCTACGCAGACTCGGCAAACCTGTATTGGAAATCAACGTATCAGATGATCAGGTTGATGATGCATTGGATTATACTCTTGAGAAATTTCAGGAGTACCATTACGGTGGATCTGAAAAGGTTTTTATGAAGCACCAGTTTACTGCTGAGGATCTAACAAGGTTCCAAGCAGATAGTGAAGAGACTGGTACTGATACATTACAAGCTGGTGATACTGGTACTGTATTTAAAATGCAGAAGAATTATCTACCAATGCCTGATCATATCAGAGCTGTGAATGGTATCTTTACCTTCCAAGATAAGGGTACTGCCAATATGTTTGATATTAGATATCAGTTGCGTTTGAATGATCTGTTTGATTTTACATCAACACAGTTTCATCATTACTATATGATTCAGACACACCTTCAAACTATTAACTTCTTACTAGAAGGAATGAAACCTACTAGGTTTAATGCCTCTAACGGAAAACTTTGGATTGACTTTGACACATTAACTGATGTCAGAGAAGGTGAGTATGTTGTTATGGAATGTGTTAGTGCTATAGATGCTGCTAACTGGACAAAAATTTATAATACTATGTGGGTCAAAGATTATGCAACTTCTTTGATCAAGAAGCAGTGGGGACAGAATATGTCTAAATTCCAGAACGTCCAACTTCCTGGTGGAGTTACTCTTAATGGTGAGAAGATTTATTCTGATGCTATTGAAGAGATTGAAAAACTGGAAGAACAGTTGAGACTTACTTATGAAGAACCACCTATGGATATGATAGGATAATGCCTACTAATTCTTACTTCACACACGGAACCTCTGGGGAACAGAACCTAGTTGGTGAACTTGTAAAAGAACAAATTAAGATGTTTGGTACGGATGTTTATTACATCCCACGTGTCATAGTTGATGAAGATCCTACCTTCGGTGAGGATTCTTTATCTAAGTTTGATGATGCTTATTTGATAGAAGCATACTTAGAGAACGTTCAAGGATTTGGTGGAGATGGAGATCTATACAGTAAGTTTGGTGTAAGGATATCTGATCAAGTTAATTTTGTTATCTCACGAGATAGGTTCACAGAACTAGTTGATGATAATACAACACTCATTGTAGAGGGTAGACCTAATGAAGGAGACTTGGTTTACTTCCCTCTAGCAAGCAAGTTATTTCAAATACAATACGTAGAGTACGAAACACCTTTCTTCCAGTTAGGTAAAATCCATACTTGGGGTCTGAAGTGTGAACTATATGAGTACAGCGACGAGGACTTCGATACAGGTGTTGATGCTATCGATAAAGTGGAGAGGAACTTTGCTACTACAATTACTCTTAACTTTTCTACAGGTGGTACAGGAACCTTTACTGTTGGTGAAACAATTGCAGGTGGTACATCTAACGTAACTGCTGAAGTTAAGTCTTGGGATGCAACCAACAGACAACTTCAGATATACAATAGATCGGGTATCTTTACAATACCAGAAACCTGTACTGGACAGACATCTGGAGCAGCGTGGACAACTGCTAGTTATAATACCCTAAATAATACTAACTCTGAGTTCGATCAGAACCAGTTCTTTGAGACTCAAGCTGATGGAATACTTGACTTTAGTCAAGGTAATCCATTCGGTGAATTTGGACAGGCAGACTAATGTTAGGAACTTACTCATACAACGAAATCTTCAGGAAGACTGTTATAGCCTTTGGTACTATCTTCAATAATATTGAACTGAAACGTACTGCTGGATCTAAAACAGAAGTGATGAAGGTACCTTTGGCATATGGTCCAAAGGATAAATTCCTGGCTCGTTTAGCACAGTCAGCTACTGCTGATAACAAACAAGTTCAAATTACTTTACCTCGTATATCATTTGAGATCAGTGGATTCTCATACGATAGTTCAAGGAAGGTATCACCAACTCAAGTCATTAGACACGTAGGTACAGACGATAAAACTCGTAGAGCATTTATGCCAGTACCATACAATGTTGATTTTGAGTTAGCAATATTATCAAAGAATCAGGATGATGGACTTCAGATCCTTGAACAGATCCTTCCTATATTTCAACCAATGTTTAACATCACTATTAACTTAGTTGATGCTATTGGTGAGAAGAAGGACTTCCCAATATCTCTTAACTCAGTTAGTTACGAGGATGATTATGAAGGTGATTACACAACACGTAGAACATTAATCTATACGTTGTCATTTACCGCTAAGACTTATCTATATGGTCCTGTCACTGACACGACTGATAAGTTAATCAAGAAGTCTATTGTTGACACCCATCTTAAGGTTGATACAACGGCTGCTCGTGAAGTTAGATACACAGTCACACCAGATCCTATTACTGCTGAGGCTGATGATAACTTCGGATTTAATGAAATTTACAGTGAGTTCACAGATGCAAAAGCCAGAGATCCCGTCACAGGAACCGATGTCGATGTATAATGGCATTGAGGATGCCCTCGATGTTGAAACAGCAATCGTACCTAAAGAGAAAACAGAAGTCGTTAAACCTGCTATGTTTGAGCAGATTACTAAGGACTATGAGTATACTCGTGGAAACTTATATTCACTTATTGAGAAGGGACAAGAGGCTGTTGACGGTATATTAGAACTTGCTCAGGAATCAGATAGTCCTAGAGCATATGAAGTTGCTGGTAATATGATTAAGAATATAGCAGACACCACAGACAAGTTAATGGATCTGCAAAAGAAATTGCAAGAAGTAGAAGAAGGTCCAGCGAACCCTCAGAAGAACGTTACTAACAATACTATGTTTGTTGGTTCTACTGCTGATCTTGCTAAATTCCTGAAGTCGCAACAGGATAAATAGTCTAGTAAAAGGAATCAAGTCACAATGTCAGTCTTAAATGTATTAGATACTCAGACAGTGAGTGGTTCAGGAACTGCATACATTGTGGTCAAGTCTGGTGTAGTTCGTGCTTACGCTGCATCTGCATCTTCAATACAATTCGATGCTGGTCCTGCTGTAACTCTCGCTGCTGGAGAAGCAATTCTCCTCTCCGTTGGAAAGTCAAAGAACGTATCAATAACTGGTGCTTCAGATGCTGCTACCTGTGTATTCACAGTTGGTGGTGTAGGTGCTGGTCAACGTCATAACTTTGCAGTAGGAGATTACATTCAAACTATAGATGGTGGTGACACCGATGGATTTGTTGCAGCATTTGAAACTGCTGCTTCTGCTGGAAAGAAAGTCACTGCTGTTACAAACACCACAGTAACAACTGATTATGATTCATCTTCTGCTTCTGCAGCATATGCAATCAGTGAAGCAGATGTTATTGCAAACAACGTTCCTCAACTTCAAAGAACAGTCAAACTCACTGCAGGATCTGCTGATGTTGTAGTTGAGCAAGTACAAATTGTTGGTGGCTAATGGAAACTACTGGTCAAACCGATCCTGTATTAAAGAAGAAAAAGCAGTTGTTAGATAAGAAGCAACTACAGTTAAATCTTCGTAAGATACAACTTCAACGCAAAACAGTTCAAGCTGGAGGTGAAACCGATATGCGTACAGAGAAACGTGTAATGTCCTTTAAGCAGTTCATAGCTGAAGGTGGATTGGCACGTGCTATCAGTAAATCTAATACAAAGGTTACTGGACACATCAGTGCTGACAGGGGTTCTGACGAAAAGAAGAACCGTGAGAAGCGTAAAGGATTAGAGAAAGACCTTAAGAAGAAGGGTATTGGATATAAGAAGGGAGTGGGACAGTACAAGTATGACGATGGGAAAACTGGCACAGAGGTGTCCTACCATACGTCAAAACCTGATAAAATGTCTAAGCGACGCTTTGGTAAGCTAAGTCGTAGGCTCGGTCGTAAACACGGTCAAGAGTCTGTTATTACAAAAGATAAAGACAAATCTGCCAAATTACATTATACTGATAAGAGTGGTAAGAAATCCGAGTCTCTCGGTAAGACAAAAGCTGGTAAGCATCCTGGTGGATATGGTGAAACATCTTCTACCAACGTGCGATCTGGTAAACTACCCAAAAAGGTCAAAGACCAAAAACTACACTATGACAAATAAAGATTACGATGATTCCAACTGGCGAGAGGAAATGCAATCCTACGCTAGTGGACCTGAGTTAACACTCTTGATAGATGGACCTAAAAGCCTTGCACAGTCTTGGCATATGGGTGCATTGTATAACAAATGGAAAAAAATGAAGGGTTATAAAGACCCTGAACCACCAGACTGTCAATCATCTTTTAAGGAGTGGAACGATGGAGTTAAAATGTAAATACTGTGGACTTATTGTTCCTAGTACAAAACCTAATCCTCAAAAGTGGTTACAAAAGCACGAGATGAATTGTGCTCGTAACCCTAATAACAATAAAAGAAACGGACCTATAGGAACAGAGTAATGAACAAAGTAAAGGAGATCGCAGTCAAGATTAAGGACTGGGATAAAGCACTTGCTAAAAAAATTCAAACCAAATTTAATTTGACTGATTACCAGATGTTATGCCTTGCTTTTGGTAAGGGTTTCATCATAGGTGCTATTCTTCTGTAGCACTATGAACTAAATATTCTTTATTATGAGTCCAGACAAAAATCCAGAAAGGTTCTATAACAAGGAACAAGTCGATATGCTCATCCAAGCTGCTGTTGCTGAAGCACACGAAATGGATGAAGCTATTATGGCAAAGCATAACCGAGAAGCAACTATCATTAGTATGATTCTCGGTTTTACTTGTCTTGCACTATTCATTGATGGTCTATTAAGGATCCTTGGTATCATCCCACCCTTTATGGATTTGGATGTTAACGTCATTGATGATATAATAGAGAAAGTTGAACAAGACATTTTACCCATAGTTCAACAAGCTAAAGGGTACATACCAAAAATTTGATTATGACTTATCAATCACCACCACCTTCTTGGGATAAAAAGAGAAACCAAGTGAAGAGTAAATTCTATTACATATTCTGGGGTATAGCTACCTTCTCTGTTGTAGCAGGTCAATTGTATGTTGGATCTGGATATAGAGACTATGCTAAATCACTCAATAGGTTGTTCGATACTATAGAATTAGAGGTTACAACACCTGGTCCTAGATTCTATTAAGAGAATCTTAAATAGGTAAATAACTATATCGGTGCCTACTATGGCGTTCGAAGAAGTAAAATCATTATACGAACTTACTGAAGAGAACTACAAACTCCAAGATATGATTCAAATCTACCAAGAAGAGATCGTAAAACTTGAACAAGAGAAGGACGTACTCAAAGCAGAAGTTGTTTTTTTGCGTCAACAACTTGAATACAAGACTTTAGGTCCACCAATACATTCACAAGACATTAAAAAAGACCCTAGATAGGGTCTTTTATTTTGTAAATTTTTAAAGAGATCTATGCAAGGACTTCCCTGCAGATACGTTTACAGCTAGCGTGTTCATCCTCACACTCAATCAAACAGTCAAAGTAGTCGTCTATATTCTCCTGGGTTGAGTTTTCTCTGTGATTCCATTCTGCCATTTGATTAAAATTAAGGATACTGTGTGACATTTTTGACTCCAAACTGGACAACATAACAAAGTAACTTTGGTTACATCTTGTTCTCTCCAAGTCTACCATTATTTAGACAAAAAGTGTCTGTATTTACTGATACAATTTAATAAAAATTTATGCCTACGAATAAATACCTACACACTGCATAGGTTCGTATGGTCTGGGTTATCCGTCTATACGTATGGACGGCTATTTTTATTGGCTTAATAAATCTTTCAACCTTCGCATATATAGAATGATCGTCTGGTCAGTAATTTGGATGGTTGGAATCCTTATCGTAGCGGTAGGGGTGGTTCTCGTATACATATTTCAGTACGATAATTGGTATCCTAATTATGGGCAAGATGACACCACCAAGCAGAAAGAGCTGCTATAACTTTAGAGTAACGGAGATTAATCGTGTTGTTGACGGCGATACTATTGATGTCACCATTGATCTTGGGTTTGACTTATACAAGAAAGAAAGAGTTAGAGTTGCAGGAATTGATACGCCAGAAAAAAGAACAAGAGACTTGGAAGAGAAGGCACTGGGAATAGATGCAACTAATTGGCTCAAAGGAACGTTAGAGGATACTATTAATGGAGATGATGAACTTACTATACGAACCGAACTTAAAGGTGGTATGGGTAAGTACGGTAGGCTTCTTGGCTGGTTATATGTTGGCGAAGACGATGTATCATTGAATGAACAGATGATCGAAGAAGGTTATGCTTGGGAGTATGATGGTGGTACAAAGAATAAGAACTTCGAAGAATTAAGAGAGATACGTAAAAAATTAGGTACACTCGTTGAAGAACCGACAGAAGGTGATCCACTTCCTGAAGTTGGTGATGGATTTGTGGGTGGTACAGGTACATCTAACATTGCAGGTCCATTCTAATTTATGGCAGAGAACCAGATATATCTTGGTAACCCGAATCTAAAGAAAGCAAACGTTGCCACAAACTTCACACCTAAACAGGTGAAGGAGTTTATTAAGTGCAGCAAAGATCCAATCTACTTTATTAAGAAGTATATTAAGATCGTTTCTTTGGATGAGGGTGTTATCCCATTTAACCTCTATGATTTCCAAGAGGATATGGTGAATCGTTTTCATACCAAACGATTCAATATTGCTAAGCTTCCAAGACAGTCTGGTAAATCAACGGTTGTAACATCGTATCTACTTTGGTATGTAATTTTTAATCCTAATGTCAACGTCGCAATCCTCGCAAACAAAGCAGCCACTGCAAGAGAAATGTTGGGTCGCCTACAACTTTCTTATGAGAATCTTCCTAAATGGATGCAGCAAGGTATTATTGGCTGGAACAAAGGGTCAGTGGAATTGGAGAACGGAAGCCGTCTCTTGGCTGCAAGTACTAGTGCTAGTGCTGTTAGGGGTATGTCCTTTAACGTTATATTTTTGGACGAATTCGCATTCGTTCCGAATAATATTGCAGAGCAGTTTTTTAGTTCTGTGTATCCTACTATATCTTCTGGTAAGTCCACAAAGGTTATTATCATTTCTACCCCTCACGGGATGAATATGTTCTATAAACTCTGGCACGATGCAGAGCGTGGTACAAATGAATACACACATACTGAGGTACATTGGTCTCAGGTTCCAGGCAGAGATGCTGAATGGAAAGAACAAACCATACGTAATACATCAGAGCAACAGTTCAGAGTTGAGTTCGAATGTGAATTCCTAGGATCTGTTGACACATTAATATCAGCATCTAAACTAAGAGCATTAGCTTATGATGATCCTATAACCAGTAGTAAAGGACTTGACGTTTATGAAGACCCTATCCCTGAACATAATTACACAATTACGGTTGATGTGGCACGAGGTATCGATGGAGATTATAGTGCTTTCACTGTATTTGATACTACTACAATTCCTTATAAATTAGTTGCCAAATATAGAAACAATACAATTAAACCCCTTATCTTCCCAGATATTATTGTTGAAGTTGCTAAGGGATATAATGAAGCTTACATATTAATTGAAGTTAATGACGTTGGTGCACAGGTAGCAGACATCGTTCAGTACGATTTAGAATATGAAAATTTATTGATGTGTGCTATGAGAGGACGTGCTGGTCAGGTAGTAGGTCAAGGGTTCTCAGGTGGTAAGGTACAACTTGGTGTTAAAATGAGTTCTACCGTGAAGAAGGTAGGGTGTTCTAACCTTAAAGGATTAGTAGAAGACGATAAAATACTTATTAATGATTACGATACTATCGCTGAACTAACCACCTTCATTCAAAAGGGTCAATCTTGGCAAGCAGAAGAAGGGTGTCACGATGACATAGCAATGTGTTTGGTTATGTTTGCGTGGTTATCTGTACAAGATTATTTTAAAGAACTTCACGACAATGATGTTCGTAAGAGAATGTATGAAGAACAGAGAGAAGCAATAGATGCTGATATGGCTCCATTTGGTTTTATTAGTGACGGTATGGATGATGAATCATTTGTGGATGGAGAAGGAGATCGTTGGCACGTAGATGAATATGGGGATAGAGCATTTATGTGGGAGTACCGTTGAAACAGAGGGAATCATAAATAATTTCAAGACTAATTGATAGAATTTTTCAAGGAGATTTAAACAATGGCATCCACCCAACTTTCGCCAGGGGTTGTTGTACTTGAAAAGGATCTCACTACAGTGGCTAACGCCACACTTGATAATGTTGCGGTGGTAGTAGGTTCCTTTGAAAAAGGTCCAGTAAATAAGATAGTAGATATAACTTCTGAGAAGGAGTTGCTATCTGTATTTGGTAGACCTAACGATTACAACTACGAGTACTGGTACAACGCTGCTCAGTTCCTATTGTACGGCGGTACATTAAAAGTTATTCGTGCGAACTCAACCTCGCTTAAGAACGGAATTGATACTGCTCAGACTACATCTTCAACCTTCAGTGCTAGTGATACTACACTGACTGTTTCAAGTGCAGCTGATATAGCAGTTGATGATTACCTCTTAATTGACGCTGAGATTGTTAAGGTAACAGTGATTTCTTCACTAGACCTAACAGTACAACGTGGACAGCTATCAACTTCTGCAGTTAGTCACGCTGCTTCTTCCTCAATTACATTGATTGAAGATGCTGGCACTTCTACCACAATGAACCAAGGAGGAACCTTGGCTGCTGGTGGAACAACTCTAACCGTTACATCTGTTGCTTCACTTGGTGTTAGTACAAACGATTACATCAAGATCGCTGATGAAATTCTAAGAATTTCTGGAATTTCTGGAAACGACTTGACTGTTGCTCGTGGTGCACTAGAGACCACTGCTGCATCTCAAACAGATGGACAGACAGTTACTAGATTAGCAGTAACTGCTGCTAAGACCACAATCAACGAGACAACTTCTACAGGTGTTACCGTACCTATCATACGTAACCTTGAAGAGTACGAAGCAAACGTTGAGTCTGGTTCTAACGCTTGGAAGTGGGGTTCTAGACATCCAGGTACATACGGTAATTCACTCCGTGTTGTTACTACTGATGCTGGTCCTGATCAAATTCTTTCTCTTGCTCAACCAACTAGTGCTGAGTGGGAATTCCAAACAACT